AGCATCATCACCTGCTTTCCTATCGTCCCATGTACCTGTGGTAAAGCTAAAGCTTTCGTCACTATTCTGTACTAAAGTGTGTGGCATGGTAGAAGCACTGAAGGAGTGATATTGACTATCGTTAGGCCGTGAAGGTGCTGGACATTCTTTCCAAGCGCCATTTGATTGATCCCCTGTATACTCTACATAAAAATCATCTTCTTTCTTTTGATTATCCCCGTTGACCTGTATGGTCAAACCTGTAGTGCAAAATTTAGGGAGTTCTGTAAATGCGGCCACGCTGTCTTTGTGGGCAAATAAAGATGTACCACCTTCATCGTCAGACACTTGTAATCTAAAATCTGTAGTGCTGTTAGATACTCTAAAGAAAGGCGCTCGGTTAAAACCTCCTCTAACATACCCTGATGGAAATGACATTGTACCGCTACTTTCTGAAGGGTTATCGCTGGTATTTTTACCTGATATCACATCCATGATAATACCAGTCTTTAAAGACTTGTACTCAGTATCATTTGACCCGTCTGCTACTAGCGTTTGATAAAAGCCGCTGAACAAAATAGCACTGGTTGTTTTGCTTAAAACTTTACATCTATAAGTTCTACCGTAATCAGACTTCTGTAAATAAAAAATACCCTCAAAAGGTCTTACATTATCAGGAGAAGTTTCATCTCTAGCCACAACCTTTTCTTTATTAACATAGAACGTGTAGTCAGCTACAGATGTTGCCGTGACTTGTTGGTTGTTAAGGCTTGTACCAAAGTATGCACTAAGTACAGCTGTATCTGAGTTAGTAGCTATTTGAGTTGTTCCGTCAGCTTTCCAGCTTGCTACACCTGACTCGTACCGAAGTCTACCTTCAATGTCATAGACGTAGAGCTTAGGAGTAGCTGGTACAAGAATAACGGTAAACTGCTCTGTAGCACTTCTCTTGTACGTGTGGATGTGTGCTGTTGATAGCTCAGTAGCTGTTAAGTAAGTACTGCTTGTAGGGTTACCTGTGTTTAACTTTCTTAAAAACTTTGTGGGTGGGCGTTTCTTTAAGCCGTCTACTATATCAGAGTAACCGTTTTCCTGTACTTCTCCTTGACTTGTTAAACGTAAACTAGGAGGCTGTTGAGAAATCCCGTTGATAAAGTTAGGAATGCTTTTAGAAACTAGAGCCATTTGAAATCACCTTTGTGCCGATGTGACGGTCTAAGACACTTGCAGTGCCGTAGTCATCGAATATATTGTAGTCACTGTTGTCACCTTCCATTTCTTGAAGGGCAAACCATGCTTGTTGTTCATCGTTTCTATTCATTTGTGATAGTTCTGCACTTCCTACTACTCGCTCTTGAAAGATACGAGATGCCTTGATGGCAATATAGCGCCTTGCTATTTCAGGAAGTAAGTCAAAGGTTAATAAGACGACAACATCTAGCTTAAGAGCTTTACCTATGTTGTAAGTATGATTAACTTTATCATACATCTTATTACCACGTTGTATGTATTCGTTCTTAGAGCTTCTGAACTTAGTCTCACTTTGCGCTAAGTCAGCTCTTACAATCTCCGTAGGTAGTATAACATTGCCGCTAGTGTCAGCCGCAACGGTGTAATCTGGTTCAGAGTTAAAGTTCCACCCATGTGATTGAACATCTCTGGAAACATTCTTGAGGATGGTCTCAGCAGTTTCAGCATCTACCAACCCAGATTCTAGGTTGTTTACTGGTGCTTCACCAATAGTAGAGAGCATAATGTTTACTGCTTCTAGTTCTGTTGTTGGAGTTGTCATGTTTACCTCAATGAAAAAATAAAGAGAGAAGCACCCCCGAAGGGATGCTCTCAATAGGATTGCTTAAGATACTAACGCAATAGCTGATTTACCACGAAGTCTGTTATGACCCATAGCGTACTTAGCTACCATTAAAGTACCTTGACGGTCGATCTGGTATTCAGATTCTACGCCCAAGTCCATTAACTTAACTGTTGCAGCCGCATCTTTAGTAAAGATAAGACCATGTAAGTTAGCGTTGTAAGTACCAGCACCACGATATTTACCAGCATTACCAGAACCAGCAGTGTTAGCTAGTGGATCAGGAGTGCTGTTATCAGCGGTTGGTAAGTGGTTAGACATTAATACTTTAACGCCACCAATAGTAGGAGCAGATGCCATAGCAGCACTACCGTTACCACCGAAGTCTCGGTTCATAACAGCAAGAGCTGTATCAGAGCCGAACAACTTGTAGTAAGCTTGAGGAGTAACAACTAAGTATTTCTCACCACCTACGTCATGCTCGTCAAACTTTTGTAAAGCAGCAAACACACCGTCTACAAGGTTAGCAGCAGTGAAAGAACCGCCTTCATCAGCAGCACCAGCGATGTCGATTGTACCAGCAGTACCAGCAGCAGAGCCACCGTCATCGTTGTCTGTATCTGACAAAGTAGCGAAGTCACCTTCAGTCCAGTAACCAGATGCGTCACCGTTAGTGACAGCAGCACCAGTTGCTGATTGATAGACCATAGAGAAGATGTTGCGGTCAGCAGCATTTGCTAACGCATTACCCATCTCTTTGCTGTAAGTAGATCGAACTTCGTAGTGGTTGATAGCTTCATCAATTTTAGGAATGAAAGCTGCACTCAATAAGAGGTCATCTACAGTTACAGTGATCTCACCGTGATCGGCTTTATCACCGAAGACTTGTGTACCAGCAGTGTGGTAGTTAGCTCCGATAGTTCCGATGCTTGGGAACTGAGCTGAACGTCCGTTCTTAATTGTGCGAACTCTGTGAAGAGGCATCGCAATGTTTTTTTCTTCAAACGAGGTCAGAACCTCACCAGCGAACTGGCGAAGAAATAAGTCGTTTACGTTACCCGAAGAACCTGCTCGGCCTAGTCGGGAAGCACTGCCTGTTGCAGTGTTATTATCTGTCCATGCCATGATAATTTTACCTTTTAGTTAAATGTTTAAATGAATGAATAATTCTACTCAGCCACTTAACACTAATCCGTTCTCTGAGATTATCCTCCTCGGAGGGTCAAAGGTAATTGTACTTGTGTTGTCGTTTCTTTTGGAATTAAAAAAGCCTCCCGAAGGAGGCCAAAGAGACTATTGTATGTTACCGCTACGCCCTAATTTGTTTGTAACGGTCTGGCGATACGCTGGATCACTCTCGTATCTGGGATCACTCATATCACTTGTGACTTCCGCCCAAGAGCTATAAATACCGCCTGTCGAAGATGTAGCCTGTCCACCTATTAATGATGGATCAGAACCTTCAGCAGCTTGATACATTGATCGTAATCCTGATATAGCCAGTTGTACCATATCAGCGTCTCCTGAGTCTACAGCACGATCATAAGCAGCTATCTCTTGTGGAGACATATTGTCTGCTGCCCATCCGATCATTTCGCTGTAAGCTTCTTGCCCGCCTACGCTATCGTAGACTGACTGTTGGTAGTTGTTGACGAGAGCTTCCTGCCCTTGTATCCAACTATCTACCAAACTCTGTGGGAAACCTGCCTCTTCTAACGCACTGTATGCGTCCTCGGTCAAGCCTCCTAATTCGTTGTACTCTTGTTGAAAGGTGTCAAAGTCTAACCCTGAGGCATCGAGTGCTGTCTCAACATCACCTGCATCAGTATTTTCGTCATACTCTACATCTTCATCAACAACTTCATCTTCGTATTCGTATTCTTGTTCTGGCTCATCACCTTGACCTAGTTTTTGTTCTAGGTTAGCGTAAGCTTCTGCCATATCTTCAGCAGAGTTAAACTTCTCAGGCAACCACTCAGGACGTTCTCCTTGGTTAGGGTCATTGTTAGCTTCGATTTGCTCACCCTTCTCAAGCATCTGGTCTACGTATTCTTGTGATTCCCCGTCTTCTTGAAATGTATTAATATTCTCTGTGCTCATACTATAGTCTCTTTAGTTTAAAGTTAAGGTCGCTTACCAGTTTTGTTCCACTTATTCATATACTGACGTAAGCTTAAACCAGAAGCATTTAACTGCTCTTTAGTTACATTAGCTAGTTTTTTGCCTTTGTGCTCAACTGTTTTACTACCACCTACACCAAATTTGCTTTTCTTATATTTTGGATTTATTGGTTTGGGTTTAGGTTTAGGCTTTGGTTTTATCTCATTAGCCGATACCTTTTTACTTGCTGGTTTAGGGTCAGGTTTAGGCTTTGGTTTAGGGTCAGGTTTAGTTTTCTTAAAATTATACTTTTCCAAACCTTCTGGAGTCGTAAGAACTTTCCTTCTACCTGCTTCCCTTCTTTCCCTAGAAGACCCTTTAAAATCAGGAGTGTCTCTATTGGTGCTTTCTGCGAAAGCTAACGGTAAACCTGTGAATCCTGCTACGCCCTTAATAGTTAAACCTTTTATCCTATTCCCAAGTTTTTTAAGCATTGATCTTCGAGCTGCTTTTTTAGATGCTTTTTGACCTTCAGGGGTTTGGTCGTTGGTTCGAGGTGGGTTGACTTGTCGAGTTTGAACTTTATTATTTTTGCTATTTTTAAACCTACTTTTAGGATCATTGGTTTGTATTGTACCTGCGTTTCTCATCGCTGCTCTAGCTCTCAGCTTACCTTTAACAACTGCTCGTCTTTTGTTAGGAAAGTCTTTCTTCTCTTGAGCTGCCCTAGCTTCTTTAGCACGTTTTTCTTCAGCTATTTTTTCTCGCCTTCTACGCTCTTCAGGAGTTAGCATATTTTCATTGAGAATTCTCTGATCAACTTTTACTCTCTTCATCTCAGCATTTTGCTGTCTTAAAGAACCCTGCTTAACTTTACCGTTTTTACCTACAACAGGTTTTTTAGTTTCAAGCTTAGCGTTGGCTTTATTAGCCTTTTCAATACGCTCTTTCTCTGCTTTACTTGCAACTGCATCATGGGCTTTAGTTTGTCCGACAGCCTTAGGCTTTCTCTTAGGTCTTCCTCGGCCAGTAGGTTGTTTCTTAGCTGGCTCTTTCATCTTATGCTTTTCAGCTTTTTCCCTAGCGTCTCTTCTTTTTTTAGCAGCTCTTTTTTTATTCCGTTCTTCCTCTTTCTTAGCTTCTTCCGTCACTGGTTTCTTTGGTAATCTAGGAGCTTTAGCCATTATTCTTCCTCACCTTGTTGCTGCTGCATCATGCCAGAATCGACCGCACCTTTAACGGCAGGGGCTACGCCCTTCTCGGCCAGTTGCATCATCTGTTGTTGCTGCATCATCTGTTGTTGTTGCTGTTGTTCAGCTTGAATTTCTTCAGGTGTTTTTATCAAACCTAAAGTATCAATACCTAAGGAAGCACCTAAGCGATCAATGTAATCATCTACATTTAACTGCTGTGCTATTACCTGTTGACCAAGCGGTTGTAAGTATTGGAGAAACGCTGACAACTTGTTTAAGTCTTGTCCACGACCAAGTGCTTCTAAGCCTGTTACTATCTGAGGCTTGAGAGTGTCCTTAGGGAACTTAGGCATCTTTTTCTCATCTTGTAGTTTAGCGAGTAGCAAGTTTACAAGGGGAAGTTGGAACTCTTGAGAGAGGACAGAGTAGATACCACCGAGAGCAGTCTCTAACTCTTGAGCCATGTAGCGCACTTCTTCTGCTGTCACTCGTTCAGCTTGTCGCTGGACTGAGCTGTTGAGTAAGAATGCAAACGACAAACGCTCTGTAATTTTTTGCATAGTTTCTTGGGCAACACGAAAGTCATTAAACTTATTAGCTTGTAGTGTTGTCACATCGTTAGCATCACCTGAGATGATACCACCGTTAGGACTGTCGGCTATGTTGCGTATCTTGGTTGTACCGTTAGGTCTAACTAAGAATAATAATTTAGCACTAGCTGCACTGCCTTCCACGATTGCACGAGTTAAAGCTTCAAGAGATTTTAAGTCACCTATTATCTCTTCGCAATATGAACGACCGTAGTCGCTACCATCGACAGCTATAAATCGTAGAGGCATCCATGGAAGTTTATCTTCAGGGTAAGTACCTTGAGACTTAGGTATCATAATACCTTTAACTTCTTGATGGATAGTAAACTTCTTACCATCACGTTTTACACAAGTGTATAAGTCACATTCTTTCTTATCTACTGTCTGCTGATATTCAGGGTTCTCTAATAAAGCCTCTTGAACTTCTTTAGGAAGTGCGTCATAAGCAATGGTTTCTTTAGTAATAATCTTAAGAAGGTTGCCCATTGTATCTCGACTGACAACGTAACGATCAAGCCTAAATACTTTCATGCCTCCATTCTTAGGCATATGCACAAGAGCATTACCTGAGACAATAAGCTGCTTAAGAGCCTCGAATGTTGGTACTCGTATCGCTTTAGTTTCTATAACTTGAGCAGCACTACGTTCAATCCTTCCTAAAGCTTCTTCAGCTTTACCACGACCTTCTGCACCTAGTTCAATGAGATTATAATCATCAATGGTTAAGCGAAAGAATGGACTGTTAGGTGGGAGGAGAGTCATTAGCAGCTTAGAGGCAAGGTTGTTTACACCTCTTGCCCCTACTGCTTGATAAGGAGTGTCGTACTGGCTAGTCCCGTTATGCCCTTCAGGGGGCATTAGTGTTGGGATGGTTAATTCAGCACAAGCTCTCGCTCGTGTTAGAAACGCATCACGATCTGCCGCCATGTGTTCATAAGTTTTGGCTATACCTTGTC